GGGAACATTCCAACCGCTTAAGGTTGTCATTCTAGATGAGGCTGATTTCTTAACTCAACCAGCGCAAGCAGCGCTTCGTAATTTAATTGAAGAATATTCAATAACAACACGCTTTGTACTTACTTGTAATTACATTGAACGTCTAATTGAACCTCTTCAATCACGTTGTGAAATTCATATTTTAAAACCACCATCTAAAGGAGACGTTGCAAAACACGTTTGTACTAGTATTTTAGATATTGAAGGAGTTCAATATGAAATGGCAGATGTAGCAACTATAATTAAAGAATATTATCCTGATGTTCGTTCTATTATTAAAGTATTACAACAGAATGTTAGAGAGGGTAAACTATCTGTAGTGGCTTTAGATGCTAACTGGACTAAACAACTAATTTTAATACTAAATAAACGCGATAAAAATGCTTGGTATCAAGTTCGCCAACTGGTAGCTGACAGTCAAGTAGACGACTTTCAAACCGCTTATCGATATATGTTTGAGCACTTGAATGAATTTAGCTACGGACACGATGCTGAATTATCAGTTATATTAGATGATTTTATTTGGAGATCAGGTGTAGTACCAGATAAAGAAATTAACTTCGCAGCGGCAATAGCAAAAATACTAGAAACAACTAAAAAACAAGTAATATGAGTCAAGAACAAGTAAATTTAAACATTACATTAGATAAAACATCAGCAGTATCCTGCGATAGCTGTTATCATGAAGTATTTCAAGAAGGAGTAATGCTTAGAAAAGCATCTCGATTTATAACAGGAACAGCACAAGACGCTCTTATTCCAATTCAAGTATTTACTTGTAGTAAATGTGGTAATGTAAATGAAGAATTCTTACCTTCACAATTAAAAAATAAAAACGAAGATAATGTTCTTTAAAAAATACAAAATGCAAATAGAACAACTACAACAAGAAAACGAACAACTCAAAGCACAAATTGCAGGTCTCGCTTTTAATCTTAAAACAGCAGATGATAAGATTAAACAATATGAGATACAAGTAGATAATCTTTATAAACAAAATATGGGATTATCTAGTGAAGTAAAACACCTCAATATGCTTGCTATGACTTCTAATTATAACAGAAACGATTCAAGAAACTACTAATGAATATATTTGATCATATTAAGAATATCACAACTAATAAAGGACCATATCTAGGTGACGAAGGTTGGAATAACTGGATGATCAATCGTTATCTAAGCATGGATCCTGATTATTGTGAAGTAGTAAATATAGTACAAAAGAATACTTGGCAGATGAAAGGTGAGTATCTTTATAATCTCTATAAAGACATCATTCCCCAACAATATAAGTATCTTAAATATATTAAAGCTACTAATAAAAAAGAGTATAAAGTTGAACAAGTAGAAGCAGTTGCTATCTATTATGAAATAAGTAAAAGCGAAGCCAAAGAATATATTGGTATGCTTCCTAAAGAAGAATTAGAAAATATAATACTACAAATCAATGGATAAACTAGACTCGATTGTTACTTCAATTATAGATCAATTTAAAAGTCGCGCTGCACAAGGTAAAGCAAAATATGGTGTTGATTTAGATCGTACCGATTTATCTCTATTAGAGTGGATCGAACACGCTAAACAAGAACATATGGATGCTATTTTATATTTGGAAAAAATAAAACAAGAATTCATTGGCGACGAAGAAAAAGTATTCTGATATTGAATTAAAAATTCAAAATCATCAACTCCCTATAGTTCATCCTGTTTTTCAAAAAAGCGTTTCTTATTCTCAATACTCGATGTGGGCTAAATGCCCACATCAGTGGTATCTCACATACGTAGAAAAGAAACAACCATACCAAGCCAGCATTCATACTGTATTTGGAACAGCATTCCATGAAACACTACAATCATATATTACAACAATGTATAATGAAAGTGGAGCTGCAGCTGATAAAATGGATTTAGAAACACTATTTCAAGAGCGATTCAGAGAAGTATATGCTAAAGAATATAAGGGAGCGGGTTCACATTTTACTACTGCTGAGGAAATGGGTGAATTTTTTGATGATGGGATAGCAATATTAAGATGGCTTAAAACAAGACGAAATAAAATATTTACTATTCGTAAAATGAAGCTATTAGGTATAGAATTACCTTTAGTTTTATGCTTATCAACTAACTTATATTATAAGGCATTTATTGACTTTGCATTATATGATGAAGATTTAAATAAAGTTTACATATATGACATTAAAACCTCAACACGCGGATGGAGTGACAGTGAGAAAAGAGACGATCAAAAAATTGCTCAAGTCCTATTATACAAAGAGTATTTCGCAAGACAATACGGATGGGATGTTGAACAAATCGAAGTTGAATTCTTCATTGTTAAGCGCAAAATCTATGAAAAAGCTGAGTACCCAATTCCCCGGCTTCAATCCTTTAGACCCGCTAGCGGAAAAAACAAACGAAAACAAGCAATAGATAATTTTGAAGCCTTTACTAAGGATTGCTTTAATAAAATTGGAGAACCACAAATAAAGTCTTACCTTAAAAATGTAGGTGAAAGTAGTTGCAAATGGTGTCCTTACAAAGATGATTTAACTCTTTGTGATAAAATTACAGTTTCTATATAGCTATATATATTTATATATAAATAACACAATTATGGGAGACAAAATGCAATTAACAAGTGTAAAAGTTCCTGAAGGTTTATTTGAGCAATTTAAGATTGCTTGTGTAAGATACAAATTTAGCGTACAAAAATTAACAGAACGCTCTATGTTCTTATACTTAACAAATGAAGACTTTAGAAAAACAATGCACAATCAATTAGACACAGAATTTACTGGAAGTATTTAAAAACAGTTTTATGAAAGAAGGTTATATTCCTAAGGAACAACGTAAGAAAATCTTATTACTTTGCGACGACATTAGAATGACAAGTGGTATTTCCACTATGGCAAGAGAAATCGTTATTGGTACTGCTCATCACTATAATTGGGTGAATGTAGGAGGAGCTATTAATCACCCTGATAAAGGTAAACGATTTGATTTAAGTGGAGACACAAATCAAAGCGCCGGTATAAATGACGCTAATATTTTCCTTTACCCAATTGATGGATATGGCTCCCCAGAACTAATTCGCCAATTACTTCAGTTAGAAAAACCAGATGCTATTATGTTCTTTACAGATCCAAGATATTGGGTTTGGTTGTTTCAAATGGAACATGAGATCAGAAAAACAATGCCTATGATTTATCTTAATATATGGGATGATTTGCCTTATCCAATGTATAATAAGTCATTTTATGAATCATGTGATACATTATTTGCTATTAGTAAACAAACAGAAAACATTAATAAATGTGTTTTAGGAGCAGAAGTATCAGCTGAAAAAACTATTAAATATATTCCTCATGGAATAAATGAAAATATATTCTTTCCTATTGATTCATCTCATCCTGAATATCTTGCATTACAAGATTTTAAGAAGCAAGTGTATGGTAATAAAGAGTATGATTTTAATCTTCTATATAATGCAAGAAATATTCGTCGTAAATCAGTTCCTGATTTGATGTTAGCTTGGAAGATATTCATTGATACACTACCTGAAGACAAAGCTAAAAAGTGTGCTTTAACACTTCATACTCAACCTATAGATGAGAATGGAACTGATCTATATGCCGTACAGCAGATGCTATTCGGTAATGACTCTAAATACAATATCATATACTCAAATGGACGCTATCCAGCAAATGTAATGAATTTACTTTACAATTCAGCGGATGGTATTGCTCTAGTTTCATCTAATGAAGGTTGGGGATTATCACTTACAGAAGGAATGATGTGTGGTAAACCAATTATTGCTACTGTAACTGGAGGAATGCAAGACCAAATGCGTTTTGAAGATGAAAATGGTGAATGGATTAAATTTACTCCTGAATTTGGTTCAAATCATAGAGGTAAATATAAAAAACATGGCGAGTGGGCTTATCCTGTATTTCCAAGTAATATCAGCTTAATTGGTTCTGTTCCTACACCTTATATATTTGATGATAGAGCCGATCCACATGATATAGCTAATCAAATAGGAGTTATGTATGATGTAAAAATAAATTTCCCTGATATCTATCAGAAGGAATGTAAAGCAGCTCGTGAATGGGTAACATCAGACGAATCAATGCAATCAGCAAAGAATATGTGTAAGAATGTAATTGATGGTATTGATGAAACATTTGATAAATGGGAACCAAGGTATGCTTTTGAATTAATTAAAGTAGAACCACTAGAACAACCAAAACATTTTGTAAAACAAGTTATAGCACAATAATATGAAACCACTAGTTTTTATAAGCTGCCCAATCGATACATTTTCCGGTTATGGAGCTAGATCAAGAGATATTGCTTTAGCAATCATCAAATCAGACAAATATGAAGTAAAAATATTACCACAACGCTGGGGGGCAACTCCATTTGGATTTCTCCAGCAAGGTAACCCAGATCATAAATTAATACTTGATTGTATTTGGAATCAACCTCAACTTCCTAAACAACCTGACTGTTGGATTCAAATTACAGTACCCAATGAATTTCAGCCTGTAGGTAAATTTAATATTGGGATGACAGCTGGTATTGAAACTACAATATGTGCTCCTCAATGGATTGAAGGCATGAATAGAATGGATTTAAATTTAGTCTCTTCAGGACATGCTAAGAAGGTATTTGAAACTAGTGCTTTTGAAGAAAAAAACGATCAAGGACAAATACTTCGCTCTGTTAAATTAGAAAAACCAGTAGAGGTATTATTTGAAGGAGTAAATACAGATGTATATAAAAAATTAGAGTCAGCAAATACATTAAATGAATTAGATATTATTAAAGAAGATTTTAATTATCTATTTGTAGGACATTGGTTACAAGGAGAAGTAGGACAAGATAGAAAAGATATAGGTATGTTAATTAAAACATTTCTAGAAACATTTAAAAATAAAAAGCAACGTCCTGGTCTTATTCTTAAAACATCTGCTGGGAACTATTCTATAATGGATAGAGATAGTATGCTAGAAAAAATTAGACAAATTGAATCATCTGTTGATGGTGAATTACCAAGTATCTATCTACTTCATGGTGAATTAAGTGATGATGAAGTAAATGAATTGTATAATCATCCTAAAGTAAAAGCACATATATCATTTACTAAAGGAGAAGGATATGGCAGACCACTACTTGAAGCATCTATCTCCCAAAAACCAGTAATAGCAAGTAACTATAGTGGCCATTTAGATTTTCTTGATTCTGAAATGTCAATTCTACTACCCGGGGAACTAAATAAAATTCACTCCTCAGCAGTTGTAAAAGATATGTTAATTCCGGAAAGTGAGTGGTTTACTGTTAATTATGATAAAGCATCTGAAACTCTTGAAGATATTTATAAAAATTATAAAAAATATGTTGATGGGGCAAAGAAACAAGCGTATCGTTCGCGTACTGAATTTAGTTTAGAGAAAATGTCTGAAAGATTAGTTAATATCTTAGAAGAAAAAATACCTAAACAGGTTCAACTTAAATTACCTCAATTGAAAAAAATTGAATTACCTAAACTTAAAAAAGTAGATTAATGCAAGAATCATTTACAGTATGTCCTCGATGTGAAGGAAATGCATGTCATGAAATATCAAATGATAAACTTACTGTTTGGAGTTGTTTTGGATGTGGTTTCACATCCAATTCAACTTTAACAGAAGATAAATTAGAAGAAGTTGAGTCTGTAATTCCTCAACTATATAAAGATCTTCGATTTAAAGACAATAAAGGTTATTACTGGTATCCTAATAGCGTGCTGCTAGAAGATAAATCATTAGTATTTGCTGATGGCAAACCATCAGAAGACTGGGAATGGGCTGGTGTACAATCTAAAGATGGTAAAGCAGATATGACAACGGTAAAATATTTTGAAGAAAAAGAATTTATGGAAGCTCTTGACTATATAGGCTTCTTTGAAAAACAAAAATAATATTATGCCTTCAATTAGTTATGCAATTACGGCATGTAATGAACATGCTGAGTTAGAACGTTTATTAGATCATTTAGAAGACTGGATTAGAGAAGAAGATGAAGTAGTTATTCAATTAGATACTACTGCTACTGAAGAAGTAAAAGCATTATGTTTTGATTATATGCGTATTAATTGGAATGTTATTGAGTTTGGACTAAATAAAGACTTTGCATCATTTAAAAATAATCTAAAAAACTACTGTACTAAAGACTATATCTTTCAGATAGATGCCGATGAAAATCTTTCTCAAGATTTAATACTGAATCTTTCTGAAATATTAGAACTTAATCCTGAAATTGAATTATTTGCTGTCCCTAGAATCAACACAGTAAAAGGGTTAACCTCAGAACATATTAATAAATGGGGGTGGTATATTAATGAAAAGGGTTGGATTAATTATCCTGATTACCAAACACGTATACTTAAAAATATACCTGAGATAAAATGGATAAATAAAGTTCATGAACGTTTAGTTGGAGCTAAAATAATAGTTTCATTACCTGAAGGATATGATTTAATTCATTTTAAAACAATAGAAAGACAAGAAAAACAAAATGAATATTATAATACATTATGAACTTACATAAAATAGAAAAATATTTTTACT